GATCCGTCCCTTCCGGGCCAGCGCCTCCATGTAGGAAACTGCGGAAGTTTGAGACGACCAGCCAAAATGGCTTTGCAGCTCCCGGCCGGACGGCAATCGATCTTCGATCTGGTGGAAAGCGATCATATAATCGAACACCTTTTGCTGGCCTGGTGATAGGGATTTGCGTGTTTTCATACTGTATCGATTCCGTGGTCTTCGTTGGTGAGGTTGTCAAATGCCGAGTTGAGGATCTCGGCGACCTCCTCAAGTGAATAGTGGTAATGGTATGGATGCGGGCTCCAGCTTTCGATGTATCGGATGATATGAGAAAGCAGGTAAGTGGGCTCTTCTGGGGCAGGATCCGGCGGAGCGGTGTATCGGGTTAGATCTTCGTCGAGTGGCATTGCGTTATTTTCTGATGTTTTTTTGTTAAGATCCTCCATTTACATAATCGGCCTCGATGATCTCCGGGATCTTCGCGCAAAGAACGTCTTCAGATCGGCTTCCGTCATCACAAGTGAAAGCGCGATCGATAGGGAAATCATTGAGTCTGATTGCGGTGGTCGGTATGGATACATTGGTTTCTTCGTTGTTGTTCATATCTATGTTATTTACGTGATCTATGTTATCTATGTGATCTATGTGATCTATGTTATCTATGTTATCTATGTTATCTATGTGACAAGCCGCGCCATCGCACTCAGGACAAACCCCGGCCAGGTTCATGTTCTGGTCTTCGATGAATCCGGAGTAGCCGCATTTTATGCAAGGTATTTTTGGTTTTGCCTTCATGGATTTAAGTGTTTTGGCATTTCCAGATGTTTGCTCGATTTAATTCACCGTTCCAATTGTTGAGCAAGGTGGGGAGATCCTTCCGCCTAATGTCGTGCTCACCGATACTCGGTGACAAGTAATACTCTTCCATGAGCGCCACGTCCTGCTCTTCCGGGTTGATCTTTGACAATATTCCGGCGTCGGCCACAGACCAAAGGGTTGTTTCGCGTTGGTTGAAGAATTTACCGATCCGGCCCATCAGCTTGTTGTTGTAGTGAACTCGCTCGGATTTCTGCTTACGGAGCGGCCACCGTTCCCAGCCAGTTGGAAGAACCCGTCTTTGACCGCTACCATTCCCCCCTTTGGGGGGTAGGGGGGTATTATTCTTTTCTGTATCTGTATCTGTATCTGCTTCTGTTATGTGTGCATTTGATACATTGTCATTGACTGTCATTGACAGCGATAGGCATAAATTTTTCAATTCACCTTCAAATCTAAACCATTCGCGCTCAATCTGAAATGAGGCAAATTGCTTATGTCTTATTTCCTCGTTTTTCAGATTACCCTCTTCTACCCCAATTAACTCAAGTTGAGGGCAAGATGTTTTAAGTTCCAACACTCTCGCCCAAGGGTTTTTACTAAACCCTATCTTAATTCGGTCCCCGTCTTTTGCGTAATAGACAAAACCATTTTTAGGGTCTGCTTTTGCTTGTTTCTCAAGTTCACCAGTATTTTTATTTCTACCACGGTAATCGGCCTGCTTCCGGCGATTGTATTCCCGGCGCTCTTCAGCGGAAAGCAAAGCCCGGTATTTGCCATGATTCAAAAGCTCCCAGCCGCCTTCAATATCGCGAATCCTGCGGCCGTCGTGGTCCTGGGTTCGGCTATACCGGTCCGGGGATCTAAAACATTCAAGCGCTTGTTCGCATTGTTCCAGTGTAACTCCAGCGCGCTTGGCTAAGCCGGGAACGCTGGCCTCCACTTCACCACGCATATTGACCATTGCCAACATGGTAATCCATACCACTTTAGTTTCAACAGGCTCTTGCCAGATAGTTGAATCGAGAATCGAATTAAATAGTTTTGTAAATTGCATAGGTGGGTATTTACTAATGACCTCTTGAATCTGTCAAACTTTTCGTGTATAAATTTGCTGACTGTGTATATTTATGTATCACTGTGCGCTTCCGTGCATCTCCCTGCATCTAAACGACATCATTCTGCATTAAAACGGTTTCACCCCCAAGAGGTGCCAGTTGAGGATAGTTTTCTCGGCCGGGGTAAGATGTCGGCCGCCGTTTTCTATTTTGGAAATCGTGCTCGCATTGCCGCCGATCCAGGAGGCAACCTGGTTCTGCCGGATTCCAAGCCGCTTACGAATCGCCCGAAGGCTTTCGGCCGTGACTTCTTCTTCTTTGATCGCGTCGCTCATTGCGGTATCGGTAAAACTTTTTTTTCCAATTAGCAACTTTTTTCTTGATTGCCGGAAAAGACCAGGTATCTCTCGTGTCGTCTTAGCCCGAAACCGTATGCAAAGCCCTAGCCAACAGGATAGCAAAATGAAGCCAGCGAAATCGCAGGCTTTTGTTAATCCTCGGCGCTCTTCAGTGGGTATTATTGCGGCGCTTGCCCGGCGATTGGATAGCAACATGATGCGCTCTCAGAAAGTTTGGGCGGAACTTCGCCGGGACATTAACAACCAGGAACACCAGGATGCGCTTGTCCGTGTTCTACGCCGCTGCGAAAGACTTAAAATTGCTATGCATGATCACCTCCTTAGCCAAATCTCACCAAACCAATAATCCTATGCAAAACCATAATACTGTAACCAACCCGTTGACAAACCACTTATTGAAATCCAATGGCATTGATCTAACTCCAATCGATCCGGAAAATGATTTCCGAGGACTGAATCCAACTTACCTCAAGAAAGAGGGAGAAAAGGCGTATTTCGCCGCCGGGCTCCAAACCGTGCTGGCCGTGCACCTTTCCTGCTTTTCAATCGCCTGGCTGGCCTTTGATGGCCTTTACATCGATGGTGCCGTTTGTGGCTTCATTGCCTCATGCCTTTGGGCCAAGGTGATCACCAATGTCCGTTACGCCTTCAACTGCAACCTGGAGGCCGATACCGACGAATCCGAAGAGAACACCAAGAATAAGGAGCGCGAAGCGTCTTCTTCATCCGACTGTTTGCAATAATTTTTAATATCTCAATTTATCATTATGAATAACGACCAAACACACCAAATCGCGGCACCCGCCGCCCAGATCACCCAGATCCACACCGGAATGTCCATCTTTGACGATGGCACCTTTATCGGAATCATGCGCGTCGCGGAAGCGATGGCTGCTTCACCGCTCGTCCCTGAATCACTCCGCACGGAGAAAAAAGGAGGGAATGTAACTGCTCTATCACCCGAGCAAGTAAAAGCCAACTGCTTCCTTGTCACCGAGCAAGCCCAGCGTTGGGGGATTTCTCCTTTTGCTGCGATAGCTTGCGCGTCGAACATCTACGGACGTCTGATGTGGGAAGGCAAGCTCGTGGCTGGGGTATTGGAGGCCAAGCTCGGAGTGAGGCTCAATTACGAGTATTCAGGCCAAGGAGACGCCATGACCGTTACGGTTTCCGGTATTTTGCCAGGAGAAGACACTCCGCGCACCGTTGCAGGTAAAGTTTCCGACTGGAAGACTGATCAGTGGAAAAGCTCAGCCTATGAGCAACGATTGGCTTATCGTGGCGCGCGCGAATGGGCTCGCCGCCACGCACCATCGATCATGCTTGGAGTCGTCACTGAAGACGAAATGGAAGAACCGAAGATCCGGACGGCAAAAGGAACAGTGATTGGATCGGACAATTCCGGAGAAGAGATCGATCCGTTCACTCCGCCCGCCTCACCTGTAAAGCAGGAACCCGCCCCGGCCGAGCCCGAGCCACAACCGGAGGCCCCCGCTCAAGTAGAGCAAGCCCCGGCCGCCAAGAAAGAAGAGAAAGCCAAGCGCGAACAAAAAGAGCGCGTTGTGTGTGATGCAAAGTTTCGCACGATTACTCCGAAAGAAGGTAATGGCAAAAAGTTTTGGGTTGTTGGCGTCTTGATCAACGGCCAATACCGCGAGGTGACTACCTTTTCGAGCACGATCGCCGACAGCATGGAATGGATCGACGAAAACACCAACATCCGGATCACGGTTATCCCAGGACCTAAAGCCAACCAACTCGAATCCTTCGAAGTGATCAAACCAGAAGGCAACCTCATTTAATCCCACCCATCTTAATTTTATCCAAGAAACAAAACGTATGCCAGCTAAGAAAAAAACAGTAGTGACCGAGCCCGCGAGCCTAGAGCTTGCGATTCTGGTCAAAGGTGAAGTTATCAGCTCCAACTTCGAAACCGTTCGTGAAATGGCGGAGGCCATGATCGACCAGATCAGCTTTGATCTTAAAACCGATGAGGATTTTGAACAGGCCGACACCGACGCCAAGCGCCTCAAGAAGTTTGAGGAATCGCTGGAACAAGGGAAAAAAGACTATCTCGCACAAATGGATGAGGTAAACGCCTTGTTCGAGGGAGTGAATAAACTCGGCGAGCTTTCCCGGTCAACCCGCCTGGAGCTTGAGCGCCAAATCAAAGCCAAGAAGATTGCCGTTCGTGAGGGAATAGTCAAAGACGCCCTGGCCGCTCTCCGCGCCCAATCCCGCGAATTTACCGAGGCAATTCAGGAAGCAATGAAAGGCAAATCTTCTTTGGTGAAGATACAGGAAGCCGTTACGGCCGTAGTGAATAAAATCAATGCCCGGATCGAATCCAATCAATCATTGTTCAACTCCGCTCTGGAAAATTACGGGACAACAGTGGCCTACGGTGAGTCAGCTTTTATCGTTCTCCCGGTCGATTCCGCCAAGGTGGAGATCGAGCGCCGGATCGAGCGCCACCAGGCCGCGATCAAAGAGGCCGAGCTCAAAAAGGAAAACGAGCGCCTTCGTAAAGAAGAAGAAGAGCGCCAGAAAGCCGCCGCCCCCGCCCCGGTGCCGCAGCCAGACATCTACGAGAAGCAAAAGCCAGAACCAGTCAAAGAAGAGCTTTTTAGCGAGCCACCTTCAACACGATTGGAAGAAATCACCCAGGAACAAGAAGCCCATGCCTTTATTGTTCTTGCCAGAGAGCGATTTGCTCCACTTAAAGCAGCCCGCGAGAAATTCACCCACCCTGCCAACATTGCCGCTGGAGATCGTTTTGCGACTGCCCTTGGCGAAGCCTGGACAAAATTCAACGCGGAGGTAGCACAATGAGCCATATTTCCAATGCCCGTATGGTTGCGTTTCAAAATCAAATCGTAAAGCAAGTGCGCGAGCTTTTATTCGAGAGAGAAGAAGACATCCTTAAAGCCTGGCAAAAAAGCATCGAAGAGGCGCAAAACAACGACGACAAATTTCCGCCTCTTAAATTATCGATTGGTGCTACCGTCGATCTTGAGGCCGGGAAAATTGAAACTGCGTTGGCTTTTTCTACTCGCTACAAATCAACCATTTCCAGCAATCTGCCAGATCCAAATCAACCTGAAATTCCAGGCCTTGAGGAAGGAGGCGACGAATGATTATCCTAGATTGCCAACAAGGATCGACGGAATGGATCATGGAACGCTTGTGGAGACTCACGGCCAGTGAGGCCAAGAGCAATATCTCCGAAGCCACCGGAGCTCTTTCCAGCTCGAAGGCCGCGATCGGTGCCATCGATAAGCTGATTGCCGGGATCGAACTCGCCAAGGAAATGAAACGTCGTCAGGAAGAGCTATCCAACCTGGACGAGTGGGAGTTGAGAAAATTCATGTCTCACTACGTCGGTGAAGTTTTCAAAGGAAACCATCACACTGAGCGAGGCCACGACTTGGAGAATGAGGCTTTGGCTAAACTCTCAGAAAGAACCGGGATCTTCTTCGAAGACGTTGGAATGTGCGTGATCGGCGACGGATCCAGCCCTGGCTATGTCTCGTGCTCCCCGGACGGGATCGGCCGGAACAGCCAGAACGTGATTATCACCGGGGGAGAGCTCAAGAACGCGAACCTTGCCAAATACAACGGCATGGTGGCGGATCAAGAGATGCACCCGGATTACAAACTCCAGGTTCATTTCTCAATGGCCGTGTGCGAGCTCGAATCTTGGCACTTTGGCGCGAACTTTCCAGGTAAGGAGATTTTTCACAAAGAAGTGAAACGCGACGCCTACACCGACAACGTGGCAAAAAGCATCCAGGGATTTATCCGGATGTATGCCGATCGACTCACTCAACTCCAGGAAGGTTACGCCATCCTCAAATCACAGGCCAAGCGCCCCAACATCACCAAACCAACCTCAACCATCGAAAGCATCATTTAATATGTCCATATTCCAAAAATTAGCACGAACCAACAAAGAAGAATTTCAAAAGGCAAGACGCGGCCTGCAACAAGAGAACCGCAAATTCACCGAGAAATTTGAACTTGTTCACGAAAACCCGCTCAACGCTCACGAAGGATCAGCAAAACCATTTAAAGGATGGCGTAACCGTAATTTCTTAGCCGCAATCTATTTTGAAGGAAGCGAATCAGTGCGATTGACGGTTAATCGCACCGAACTTCAAAACGACGGAAATTGGAAAGGCGAAATCACCTGGGATGAACTTATGGAGGTAAAACGCGGGATCGGCATGGAAAATATCTGGATGGTTGAGATTTACCCACCAGATAGCGAAGTAGTCAATGTCGCCAACATGAGACACCTATGGATCACCGGGCAACCTGCTTTCGCTTGGACCAAAGCCAAGAAGGAAGCGGCCGCCCAGGAAAAGAAGCCCGGAGCCATCGCCAAGGTGATGGGCTTATTGAAAGGAGGCCGGAAGTGATTGACCCTTACCCATCAGAGATTGCTATGCGCGCGGCCAACCCTTGGATTTGCGTCCACCTTGTAACGATTGCCCAATTCATCGACGGGCAATACGTCGCCCGGATCTGCAACCAAATCTACGTCTGGAACGCATGAAACCACTACTCAAATTCATCGCCCTATTGCTTGTTTGCCCGCTCCTATTTCTTGGGATTGTCCTTGGCCTGTTCTGGCACTCCTTCCAAGCGGGGGTCGTGTACGCGGAAGGCCTGTTAATAGACATAACCACAAAAGCATGAAACTCACCTTCAGCATAATCGCCGCGTGTGTCCTTATCCCGGTCGTCGCCGTTGGAGTGTTCCACGCATACGCCCAACACGGAGACTACGACCATGAATGAATCAGAAATAGACCTAGATAATTTACCATTGGCAGAAGCCTTGAGATTCGCTGATGAAGGATCGACAACGGGAGGATTACTAACCCACGCTGCATTGAAAACACTCGCAGCAGGGTGTAGAGAACTCAACGCCGCCCGTGAAGAGATTACAATTCTAAAAAGCAAATACGCAGACCACCACGCAGAAGCCGAAAGACTCACATCTGAAATTAGATCAGTCACTGAGCAACAAAAAAAATGGCAAGCTGCGCCATGCTCAAAGCCGAATTCTGAATTGAAGCCGTGTCCCTTTTGCGGATCACCCGCAGAAATCAGGGACGACGGGGACGGGTGGACAATGGACGGCCCGCAGCCGTTTTGGGTGCAGTGCATTCACTGCCCCGGGATGATGAAAGACTTCTACACGGCCGATTGGGCCGCCTATCAGTGGAATCTTCGGCACAACGCTGGGGGTATGGCGCGGGAACTAGCCGCGCAGGACTCCGAATCACCAACCAACCAGAACGAACTATGAACACAGACACACCGAGAACAGATGCCTTAGTTGGTGGACGCGATGAAATTGACCGATGCTTACCAACCGTTGCATTACTCGCTCGCCAACTAGAACGCGAACTCAACGCCGCCCGTAGATTAGCTGAGAAATACCGCAACCTATCATGCGACAGCCAAGACGAAGCTGATGAAACATTATTGCCTTGGGAAACAACCAACCCGAACGAACTATGAAAGACACACCGACATTTATTGATAAAACAATAGATAATTACAACAACGAGTTGACCAAAGCTTGCTTACGCGAACAACTCTTGAAAGAAGATTGCCAAGATTTGGAACGCGAACTAACCGCAGCAAGGGAGGAACTATCTGAATGGAGTATCTTAAACGGCTGGGGCGGTACTCCAGAAATTATCAACGATTTTATCAAAGGGCAGCAAACGAGAATCCATTACGCTCAAAACCTAGATGAAGAACTAACTGCAGTCACCGAGCAGCGGGACAGGCTGGCGGAGGCGATGAGGCAGATGAGGTCGAGCGGCGACATTGTAATTTGTAGTCAATCGGCAACAAATTTAACCACGAACGAACTATGAACACAGACCTAGTCAACCATCCGCCGCACTACAAGAGCCACCCTAGCGGCGTCGAGTGTATCACAATCACCGAGCATTTCAACTTCTGCCGTGGCAACGCCATCAAATACATCTGGCGCGCCGGCGAGAAGGACTGCGAGATCAAAGATCTCAAAAAGGCCGCTTGGTATATCCAACGCGAGATCGAACGGATGGAGGAATCCATCAAGAAAACTCATCCACAACTCATCCACAACGGCGTCGGGATCGCTGATATGTATC